TTAATTTAATGGGACGAAAGAACGGCAAGACAACGCTTTTAGCTGCGCTTGAACTCTATATGTTAATGGCTGACGGAGAGGGCGCGCCGGAGTGCTACATCATCGCGACCGCGCGCGACCAAGCAAACAAAGGATATACAGAGGCTGTCAATATGTATCGGCACAGCCCGGAAATATCGGCACTGCTGAAAAAACGCCAAAGTGACTTATATTTTAAGTACAACATGGGTTTCTTAAAAGCGTTGGCGAGCAATGTTAACTCGCTTGATGGTTTGAACAGCCATTTTGTAACGATAGATGAGCTTGCGGCAATTAAAAATCGTGATATATACGACTTAATGAAGCAGTCAATGGCTGCAAGGAAACAGCCGCTTTTGTGTTGCATAACCACAAGCGGATTTATAAGAAATTCTATATACGACAGTCAGTACGAGTACGCGGCAAGAGTCATTGACGGGAAAATCGAAAACGAGCGTTTCCTGCCGCTGATGTACGAACTAGACAGCTACGATGAATGGACCAATCCGAAGATGTGGGTTAAAGCAAATCCGGGTTTAGGCACAATTAAGAAAACGGAGTTTCTGGCCGATAGTGTCGCCAAGGCTAAAGATGATGATACGTTTTTGACAACTGTGCTAACAAAAGATTTTAACATTATCGCCAACGCAACGACCGCATGGCTTCCGTATGACGTTTTAAACAATGACGAGTTAATACCGAGCAGCTTAAAGTTCCGGTACGGCATAGGTGGCTTTGACGCCGCCGACAGTGTCGATTTAAACGCCGCCAAGATGATCTGCAAGCGGCGCGACAGTTCAAAGATATACGTTAAACAGATGTACTGGATTCCGCAGTCGAAGTTAGACGACATGGGAACGCAGGGCGCAAGTCGTGACCGCGCACCTTATGACGTGTGGAGAGCGCGCGGATTGTTGCGCGTTGAAGAGGGGAACAGAGTAAATAAGCGTGTGATTTTAGACTGGTTTATTGAAATGCGCGATAAGTACGATATATACCCACTGTACATAGGTTTTGACCCGTGGCACATAGACGATAGCTTGCTTGCAGCGTTCGAGCAAGAGTTCGGCAAGACAGTCATGATACCGGTACGGCAAGGCGTTGCGACACTTTCACAGCCTATGAAAGAATTAAAGGCAGAGTTTGCAGCGCACAACATAGTATACAACAACAATCCGATTGACAAGTATTGCCTTGCTAATACGTATACCAAGACTGATATAAACGGCAACATACAGCCGGACAAAGGCAGTAGTGAGACACTGCGAATTGACGGAACAGCGGCGTTGCTTGACGCATACGTAATATATATCAACAAGGCAGATGAATATGAAAGTTTGCTATAGCTAAAATTTTAACATAGAGGGGGCAACATGGGAATTTTAAGTTTCTTGATGCATCGGCAAAAGAACCAGATTATAAGCCAAGTGAAGTTAATGACTGAAAACGCAAATCATTTTTATCTTTGGGGCGGCACAGTCTACAACTCAGATATTGTAAGGGCGTGTTTGCGGCCAAAGGTTAAGGCAATCGGCAAGTTGGTAGGAAAGCATATTAGAAAGACGCTGGAGGCAGACGGAACAGCAAGCAGCTTAAAAGTAAATCCCGATGTAAATATCAAAATGCTGCTGGAAGAACCAAATCCGCTGATGAGTGGGCAAGTCATGCAAGAAAAACTGGCGGCGCAGTTGTGCTTAAACAACAACGCTTTTGCAGTTATAATGCGCGACGACATGGGCAATCCAACATCTATATATCCGATTGTTGCAACAGACGCAGAGGCGATATATCTATCAGACGGCACACTTACGCTGAAGTTCACGTTGCCGAACAGAAATCAGTACACTTTTTTATACTCCGATGTAATACATCTGCGCAACGATTTTAATGAAAACGACATTTTCGGCACACCTTTAGCTCCGGCACTTACGCCACTACTTGACGTTGTGACGATAACAGACCAAGGCATTATATCCGCGATAAAAAACAGTGGCGTCATTAAGTGGCTGCTGACGTTTTCAAACGCCATGCGCCCGGAGGACTTAAAGCAGAAATCAAAAGAGTTCGCCGAAAACTACCTTGCAACATCGAACAGCACCGGCGTGGCTGCAACAGACGCCAAGGCAACAGCGCAACAGATTAACAGCACCGATTTTGTGCCAAACGCGGCGCAAATGACGACAACAAAGGCACGAATTTATGAATTGTTTAATACAAATGCGAAAATCGTTGACAGCACGCGGACTGAAAACGAGTGGAACAGCTACTTTGACGCGGAGATTGAGCCGGTGCTGGCGCAAATGAACGGAGAGTACACACGTAAGATATTCAGCCGCCGGGAGCGCGCGTTTGGCAATTCAATATGTTTTGAGGCGTCAGCATGGGACAGTGCGAGCCTACAAACGAAGTTATCGCTTTCGCAGATGGTTGACAGGGGCGCAATGACTCCGAATGAATGGCGTCTGACGTTTAATTTAGCACCTATTGACGGCGGAGATGTGGCAATAAGGCGATTAGACACAGGCGCAGTTAATGCGACAGGTACAGCCGCAAACTAAAAAAGGAGGTAAAAGATGATAGTTAATATTAAGGGCGTAATCTGCAACAACGATGAAAGCTGGATATATGAACTGTACGGCGTCGAACATACAGCGCCGGCAGACGTTTTAAGCGCATTGCAGGCAGCAGAACAGAAAAAAGAAAAAGTAAGAGTTTGCGTTAACTCTGGCGGTGGCGACGTCATGGCTGGCGTTGAGATTTACGAGGCGTTGCGCAAGTGCGCAACAGATGTAATTATTGGCATAACAGGCATGGCAGCAAGTGCCGCAAGTGTAATTTGTTGCGCAAGGTACTGTGAAATATCGCCAGCGGCGCAGATGATGATACACAATGTTTCTTGCTGCTGCAACGGCGACTATAAAGATATGGATAAAACGAGCGAGATTTTGCGCAATGCTAATTTATCAGTTGCGCAAGCATACGTATTAAAAACCGGCAAGACCGAGGCAGAAATCTTAAAATATATGGATAGCGAAACATGGCTGTCAAGTAAGCAGGCGGTTGAACTAGGCTTCTGTGACAAAGTATCTGACGCAGAAACAAACAAATTGCAGTTAGTCGCGGCATTTAGTGGCGTATTGCCACGTGCAGTAATAAAAGAAAAACAGAAACAGAAACAGCAGTTAATTGATGAACTTAATAAGATGAAGATGAAAGGGGCAGAAAATGAGTAAAGACGAGCACGAGAAACTGCGCAACGAGTTGCTGGGCAAGGCACTTGAAAACGCAAACAAAGGGTATCTGATGGAGGCCGAAAACCTTAAAAAAGAAGTTGAAAGTTTGGATAAGCAGTTTGACGCAGAAAAGGCTAAAACAGCCGAAATTAACGCATTAAAAGAACAGAAAATTGAAAACATTATTGCACCAACTAAAATGGAGGATGACAAAATGAACGCAGTAAACGTTTACGCAACAGAAGATTACAAAAACGCATTTCTAAAGCACCTTATGGGGCGAGATAGAGAGTTTACAAAGTTAGAAAATGACGCCTACACGCACACAACAGAAAACACCGGTGTAGCGGTGCCTACAACAATTGTTAATGACATTTGGACTTTAATTGAAAAACAGCACGCCATACTTAACGACGTTACAGTCTATCGCACAGGAACGATTTTAACCGTGCCAGTTCATGCGTCAATCAAGGCCGGCAAGGCCGCAAAGGTAGCCGAGGGCGTGGCAAATGTTGACGAGGAGAACGAGTTTTTAAGCGTTACTCTGACGGGGCATGACTTTTCAAAAACAGTAAAAATCAGCTACGCAGAGGCAAATATGGCAATACCAGCTTTTCAGCAGTATTTAACGAATGAAATTGCCGCAGGACTTGGCGACGCAATGGCTGATGATTTAATTGGCGTACTTGGGGAACAGATAAATACCAACAATAGGCTTACTTCAACGACTGCCGGAGAAATCACGTATAAAGATATATGCAAGATGTTTGCAGTTTTAAAGCGCGCTAAAAATAAAATTTTATATATGACAGAAACTACACTGTATGATTACATTGCGACCATGACAGACACCACAGGCAGACCGATTTTTCAGGCTGCAATTACTGACGGAGTGGCTGGCACACTGCTTGGCGCACCGATTAAGATTGAGGACAGCGTGGCTGACGGCGTCATTTTAGTCGGCAACAGCAAACGCATTGCATACAACATAGTTACAGACATAATGATTGAAAACGACAAAGACACCGAGGCTCACAAGTACATTTACAGCGGATATGCACGCGGACAGGGCATGCTTATTGATGACCTTAGCTTTTCTACTTTGACAGTTAAAACAGCTTAATTTTGGGGGGAGGCGGTACTTATGACAAGTGAAGAAACAGCAGAGCTTACGGCACTTTGTCGGCAATGGTTGCGAATATCAACAATCAGCGCAGATGATGAACTCTTACAGACAGCACAGGCGGCAATGCTTGACCTTAAAAATGCTGGCGTTGTAGTCATTAGTACCGCTGACGCCTTGACGCTGCAAGCAATAAAATTTTATGTGAAGTCCCACTTTGGTTATGACGATAAAGCCGAGATGTACGCAAGGCAGTACGAACACTTAAAGGCAGCCTTGGCGCTTTCAAGCGACTACAACACGGAGGTGTAAGGTGTAAATGGATAGACTTATTGATATAAGACTTGTTGCGGTTACTTTGGGCGTTGACGATATAGGACAGCAGACGGAAACACGTACAGAACGCATATTGACCGGAACACGCGGCAGTATCACGCGCTCCGAGTGGCTGGCGGCTGCGCAGGGCGACAGAAAACCGGCGTTTATGGTTGGCATTTCAAGTTTTGATTATGCGAACGAAAAAACAGCAATTGTAGACGGCGTTGAATACACGATATACCGCACGTACGAGGGCAAGGGCGACACAGTCGAATTGTACCTTGAAGAAAGAGTCGGAAATGGAAGAAATTAAAATCAGCGCATTTGAGTTAGAAAAGGCAATGCAGGCGGTAAATATCGAGATTAACGGCGCGGCGGTTGAGGCCATGAACGAGGCGAGCGAGGAAGTCGGAAAAGAGGCGTTAAAAATGGTAAAAGAGGACAGCCCGGTGCGCACCGACAACGTGCAACGTAAAAAACCGCCCGGGAGTTATAAAAAAGGCTGGAAAATGACACACGATAAGGCGGCGGCTGCAAAGGGCATTAACACAACGATTTACAACGCCACAGATTACAGACTTACGCACTTGCTGGAGTTCGGACATCTCACAAAGACCGGCAAGCGCACAAGACCGCAGCCGCATATATCAACGGCAAACGAATACGTACATAAGACATTGCCGCAAGAGATTTTAAAGCGCATTAATGGAAAGTTAGGAGGCGAAACGTGACATATACAGCGATTAACGCGGTTTTAAAGCAGTTTAAGGCAGATAAGGGCGTTGAGTACGCGTATCATCAGTTTAAGACGCCTCCGAAAAGTAAAAATTTTATTGCATATTTTGAAACTGCGCCGGATGTTTTCGCCGCAGACAATAAAAGTTATTTTTCAGAAAAGCATTTTGAAATTGAGTTGTATACGACAACAAAACAGCCGGAACTAGAGGACTACTTAATGCAATTATTTTCGGACGCCGGCGAAATTGCAGTAAAGGGAACAGAAACATATATAGATGATGAAAACATTTTTATGAACGTTTTTTCAATATGAAAGGGGTAAAAAATGGATAAGAATAAGGTTACTTTTGGACTGTCAAACGTGCATATTTGGCCTATCACAGCCACCAGTGAAGATGGAACGCCTACATACGACACACCGTGGGCTGAAAAAGGGGCAACAGAAATCAGTCTCGACATGAGCGGCGATAGCACCGAATTTTACGCGGACAATGTAAAATACTACGTTGCAAACGCAAACAACGGATATAGTGGAACTGCAACGTTTGCGCGTATGTCAGACAATTACCGCGAGAAAATATTAAAAGAAGTCACAGACAAAGGCAGCGTACACTTTGAGAACGCCGACAACGTACCGACAGAGTTCGCAATGGCGTATGAAATTGAGGGCGATGTTTCAAAAACACGTTTTCTTTTTTATCGTTGCAGCGGCAGCAGACCAAAGGCAGGCAGCGCAACAAGAGAAAATGGCGTGACAGTCAACACAGAGCAGATTAACATTAACGCAATGCCTAGGATTGACAACAAGTATGTTAAGGCATGGTGTGATGATACAACGTCAACAGCATATACAGGCTGGTTTGGCGCAGCACCTTACGAGTACGTTGCAACAACATAAAAATTAAAAACGAGCAAAGCCGCAATCTTACAGGGTTGCGGCTATTTTAGTTTGGGAGGATTAAAGTGAAAAAAACAGTAAAAGTAAACGAAGATACCAAAATTACAATTGATACAGCACTTTCATGGATTTATATATATAAAAATCAGTTTGGAACAGACGCAATGCTACTGATCACAAACTTTATACGGCGCGCGCTGCCGCTATTGGATGATTTACTTGACGCAGACGGCAATATCAAAAAGGTTGACAAGTCGCTGCTTACTTATGACTTTTACGATAAACTTGTCGATGTGATAGAAAGCACTGATATTAGCGACATTTTAAACATCTTGTGGAGTTTGTGTAAGAACGCAGATGATACAGTCGCAGAGCCGGAAAAGTTTTTTAAATCTTTGGGCGATATTGCCACAGATGAGGTTGTGAAAGAGGTTGTGCCGGCGGTGGTCCAAAGCTGCTTAAGTAAAAAAAAATACCTCAAAGTCAGCGAGTTCTGCGCGAAATTAAAAAGCAGGCCACTGGCGAAATAGTGCTTGCAGGTGGCTTAATGCGAGGACTTACAATGGCTGATACACGCAATTTTACGCTTGGCGGCTGGATTGACTACTGCCTAGAATACAACGCAATGCAGAAAGCAGCCGATAAAGACGCGCCGCGTGAGGCAACGCAAGCCGATATTGAGAGGCTAAAACATTGAAAGGGGGTTAAAACACGGCAGGTACGATTAAGGGCATCACAATTGAATTAAACGGCGATACAACTAAACTTACAAAGGCACTAAAAGAGAGTGACAGCGAGATACGAAATACGCAAAAAGACTTGCGCGCAGTTGAAAGCGCGCTGAAACTCAAC